CGGCACTCAAATCAAAAGTCAAAGATCCACGATCAAGGGATTCTGGCAACACCATGTTGCATAAGACATTCGCCGGTGGACACATCACCATGAGTGGTGCGAACTCTCCTGCGTCTTTGGCATCACGTCCGATCCGAATTGTTCTGGGTGATGAGGTTGATCGTTATCCAATCAGCGCAGGATCAGAGGGCGATCCAGTATCACTGGCACGCAAAAGGACATCGACGTTCTGGAATCGCAAAGTCATACTCACATCAACACCAACAGTCAAAGGCATATCAAGAATTGAGATGGCATACGAAGATTCAGACAAGCGCAGATTCCACGTTCCATGTCCACATTGTGATGAACATCAGCATCTCAAATGGTCGCAGGTGTCATGGAAAGATGATGAACCAGAATCAGCGATCTATGCGTGCGAACATTGTGGCGGTGTGATTGAGGAAAAGCACAAAGCAAAAATGATGCTGCAAGGCGAATGGATCGCAGAGAATGAAACCAAAAAGACAGCCGGATTCCATCTCAATGAATTGTATTCACCTTGGCGCACATGGGCAGAGGTGGCAGAGGATTTCATCTTTGCCAAGAAGTCACCGGAAACACTCAAGACATGGGTGAACACTTCACTCGGCGAAACATGGGAAGATCAAGGCGAAACCGTTGACGATGGTGATCTCATGGTGCGTGCTGAAAACTATGGCGTTGATTCTATTCCTGCCGAGGTGCGAATGCTCACAGCAGGTGTGGACGTTCAGCAAGATCGTCTGGAAATTCAGATCGTTGGTTGGGGGATTGACAATCATTCATGGGTGATTGATCACAAGATTCTTTGGGGTGATCCTGCCATGCAAGAAGTCTGGCATGAACTTGATCTTGTTCTGACTGATAATTTTGACGGCTTGAGAATCGCAGGTTGTTGCGTTGACTCTGGCTTTATGACTGACCAAGTATATAAGTTTACCAAGCCACGCCAGTCAAGGCGCGTGTTCAGTATCAAAGGTGTCGCAGGTAGTGGCAAAGCGGTCGCATCTAAGCCGACACAAGCCGGACGAAACCGGACGATGTTATACACTCTAGGTGTTGACACCATCAAGGATGCTGTCTATTCACGATTGAAGATCACATCGGGCAGTGGGCAGGTTCACTTCTCGACAGATCTTGAGCCGGAATACTACGCTCAGTTGACGGCAGAGAAAGTCGTCGTCAAATACTTCAAAGGATTTCCACGCAGAGAGTGGATCAAGACTAGAGATCGCAACGAAGCACTCGACTGCTATGGATACGCGTTTGCTGCTTATCACATATTGAACCCTGCAATTGAGAAGATCAAAGCAAGGGTTGAACAAGACGCACCGATCAAACCAAAAGAAGAAGAAAAGATTGTTGAACCACCAATCAATCGACAAAAGCCAATGGTTCGAAAGCCTAGACGTAGTGGGGGTTTCGCACAGCGTTGGTGATATTTTGTTTCGCCTTGACAATGATTTAATGGTTACTACCATAACCCTTAAATAGAAGTAAAGCGTCCGCATTCTGGATGCTTAATCTGGGGATTAAATGGCAAACAAATTCAGCACAGATAACTATTCGAGCAGCGAGCCAGAAGTTATCAACGCAGGTGATCGGGTTGCATGGAAACGCGCCGATCTTGTTTCAGACTATCCACCGGCAGAATATAAACTCTCATACGAATTCAAATCAGATCAGTCAAATGACATCAGTGAAAATGTGATCGCAACCGGCAACCATGTTGTCGAGATCTCATCCACAGTGTCGAACGGTTATACAGCCGACACATATCATTGGGCAGCATACATCACACGCTTATCAGACGATGAACGTGTCATGGTTGATTCTGGACGTTGGACGGTGAATCCAAATCTTGACAGCATGACTGGCGATCCTCGATCAAAGGTTCAATTGATCTTTGAATCAATAGAAGCAGTCATTGCCAATCGAGCAACTAAGGATCAAGAGTCATATTCAATAGCCGGTCGAAGTTTACAAAGAACACCGATCACAGACTTGATCGTTCTGCGTGACAAATATTATGCGCTGTGGGTTCATGAACAAAGATCAGAACGCGCAAGCCAAGGTCTAGGACATAGCGGCATCATCAAGGTGAGATTATGAACTTGACAAACTTATTCAAGAAACGAAAGAAAAGAAGCATTGCGCGCAGAGCATACGCCGGCGCGAAGATGGACAGATTGACATCAAGTTGGGTTCAATCAAGTCAGTCGATCAATGAAGATATAAAGGCAGGCGGCAAAGTATTGCGCAGCAGAGCCAGAGATCTGTCATTGAATAATGACTACGCGATCAAATACTTATCTCTTATGACTGCCAATGTTGTTGGCGCACAGGGTATCACCTTGCAATGTAAAGCAAGAACGACCAAAGGAAAGCTGGATTCTAAAGCAAACAGAATCCTTGAACAACAATGGAAAGCATGGGGAAAGGCAAAGAACTGTTCATTTGACGGACAGATGGGATGGCTAGAAATTCAGCGCATCTTTATTGAAAGTGTTGCACGTGATGGCGAAGTCTTGATCAGATTGATTCGTGATGATTCATTGTTTGGATTAAGACTGCAAATGTTGGACATCAACAGACTTGATGAAACCTGCAATTTCAAAATGAAGAACGGCAACGTCGTGAACATGGGCATTGAGATGGACGAATACTCAACGCCGATTGCATATCATTTATTAACACACGCGTCATCAACTTATGCGCAAGGCGGCAGATCATTTGATCGTGTGCCGGCAGCAGACATCATTCATTCATTCAGACGTGAACGTCCAGAGCAGATCCGTGGCGCAACATGGATGGCATCAGTCATGAGATCACTCAACATGCTTGATTCATTCTTTGAAGCTGAACTTGTAGCGTCTAGGATCTCAGCAAGCAAGATGGGATTTTATACATCAGAAGCCGGTGATTCATACGTCGGCGAAGAAGATGATCAAGGGCATCTTGTGTCAGAAGCAGAGCCGGGAATCTTTGAACAACTACCGGCAGGCACATCATTCCAAGCCTTTGATCCACAGCATCCAACATCAGCATTCAAGGACTTCACCAAAGGAATCATCAGAAGTGTTGCAGGTGGACTGGGTGTTTCTTATAACTCATTATCCAGTGATCTTGAGGGTGTGTCATTCTCAAGTATTAGATCTGGAACGCTAGAAGAACGAGATCAATACAGAATGGTTCAGTCATTCATGATCGATCATTTCATTTCGAGAGTGTATGACGAATGGTTGAAGATGGTATTGCTCAAAGGCAATGTCGCTTTCTCTTATGCGGACTATGACAAGTTGTCAGAGGTCAGATGGCAGCCGCGTGGTTGGTCGTGGGTTGATCCTGCAAAAGATATTAAGGCATCAAAGGAAGCAATCCTTGCCGGTGTCAAAACAGCATCTCAAGTCGCTGCCGAACAAGGGCAGGATCTTGAGGACATATATGCGCAGCTTAAATATGAACAAGAACTCGCGGCAAGCTATGGCATAGATCTTGACATTAAACATGAGGTACAAACAAATGAAAAAGAATCAAATCAAGACGGGTGATCTCACTCGTCATTTTGAACTAGATCGCAGTGCGATCAATGAAGAAGCAAGAACGGTTGCCTTGAGTTTTTCAAGCGAGTCACCAGTCGAGAGGTGGTTTGGGATGGAAGTGTTAGATCACTCGCCTGAATCAGTCGATCTGGGGCGTTTGGAATCTGGTGCGCCGCTTCTCATGGATCACAACACAAGCGATCAAATCGGCATAGTGGAAAGCGCAACTGTGGCAGGTGGAAAAGGACGAGCAGTCGTTCGATTCTCAAAGTCAACAAGAGGGCAAGAAATCTTTGACGATGTGATGGATGGTATTCGACAAAACATCTCAGTCGGCTATCGAATCCATGAGATGAACCTTGAGGACTCAAGGGGCAAAGACGATGTTGAAACCTATCGTGCAACCAATTGGCAACCATATGAAGTGTCAGTCGTGTCAACGCCGGCAGATATAAATGTGGGAATCGGTAGATCCACAGAGGGTGACAACTTAACAACAATCCAAAATTTAAAGGAAGAAATCAAAATGAGCGAAGATAAAACAATCAACGTGGAAGAAGTAAGATCAGAAGCACGTGACATGGAACGCACACGCGTTGCAGGCATCAGTGCAATTGCTGAACAGCATCCACAACTAAAAGAAGTTGCAAGACAATTCATCGAGAGTGGCAAGCCACTTGACACGTTCCGTCAAATTGCATTAGAGAAAATCACAGCAGCAGCACCGAAAGCACCTGAAGCACGTGTTGACGATGTTGACTTGAGCGAAAAAGAGCAACGTCAATACTCACTATTGAGAGCATTAAAAGCGCATTCAATCGGTGACTGGTCTGGCGCAGGTCTTGAGCGTGAAGTGTCACTTGATATTGAAAAGCGTATCGGTTCAAGCAACGGTGGTTTCTTTATCCCTGCAAACATGCAATGGAATTCTCGTGCGCAGACAGCAGGCACACACACATCAATCGTCGCGACCGATCACTATGGTGATTCATTCATTGACGCTTTACGTGCGAACCTAGTTGTTGATGCAGCCGGTGCGACATTCATGTCAAATCTACAAGGCAACGTGGCAATCCCTGCACTTGACTCAACAACGAATGTTCACTGGGTAGCAGAGAACGGCACACCAACAGCAGGCGCGCCAACATTCAGACAAGTGACTTTATCACCGCACACAGTTGCAGGTTATGTGGACATCTCGCGCACATTGATGAATCAATCAGATCCATCAGTTGAGCAAGTATTACGCAACGACTTATCTTCTGGCATTGCAGCAGCGATCGATTCTGCCGCTTTACAAGGTGACGCAGACAATGCCGGTACTGACACAAATGTTCCGAATGGCATCTTGAATACAACTGGCATATCATCAGTTGACTTGACAGATGGCGCACCAACTTTCACACAGATGGTTGCAATGGAAACAGCCGTTGCAGCAGCTAATGCGACTGGTGGATCTATGTCATACATCACAACACCGGCAATGCTAGGTGCGATGAAAACTACTCAAAAGGATGCAGGTTCTGGCTTATTCGTAGCAGACGGTAACACTGTGAATGGTTATGACGTGAGAACAACTTCACAGCTTGCAGCAAACACGGCAATCTTCGGCAACTTCTCTGACTTGATCCTTGGTCAATTCGGTGCGGTTGAAGTTGTTACCGAGCGCAGCGCAACAAGCGGTGCATTAACAGTGGGCATCTTCACAGATGTTGACGTTGCTGTTAAGCATGCACTGTCTTTCTGTAAAGGCGCGTAATTGCTGACAACAAAATTGGCTGCCGCTTTAATCGGTGGCGGTCAACTTGAAAAAGGTAAACCAATGAAAATTGAAATACAAAGACAAACAGTCATCGACGGGAAAGACGTTAGACAAGGCGATCTGGTTGACACTAGTATGGAAATTGGTAATTGGTTTATTTCTAAAGGATGGGCAACACTGCCGATTGAGAAGCCGAAAGCAAAGCCGAAAGCAAAGCCGAAAGCAAAGAAGAAGAAAAAGAAATGACTGAAGATCTATCTGAATTTTTTGACACCGACGAACTGGCTGACAGAGCAGACACGGGTGCGACATCT